TTTAATAGTTCATTGTCCATAATACCAGTAAGAGAAACACCTAGTAATCTTTCTTCTTCTGTATTATCTTTCCATACTTTTCTAAGATATTTTAAATCAGTTAAGGTAGATTGTAGAGTGCCAAGTATAGTAGCTAGTTCTATTTTTCTTTCTAAATTTTTTATAGTATCATCTGCTCTTACAACTACTTCTGTAAGGTTACAAAATTGATAGGGTCTTAGTATAATTTCAGAACATGGGTTAGTACCAAAATCATAGTCTGGATTTCTTCTGCCGTTCTCTAATGATTTTTCAACAGCAGATTGTCTATTATATATGCCACGTTCACCTGATTTAGAATTGTATAGTGTAAGCCATTCTTTCATAAAGATACCTATGGGTGGTTTTTCTTTATAGCATACAGAGTTATTAGCTAATGCTCTTTGACCTTCATTGTTCCACCACTCACCAGATTTAGCTAAAGCCATTTCCTGATCTTGTAAATCAGATAAACTAATAAGTGCAGAACGTCTTACACCACCTACTACTACAACAGAACCTATTTTACACATAATGTCATGGCATTCTATAGATTTTAATTTTCTTCCTGCTGCACCTTTAAATATATTTACAGTAAACCTAAACAGATCATCTAAAGGATCAGGACCACTTGATCTACCACCAAATGTTTTTAGTCTTGCACCTGCAGGTCTTAGTTTAGATAAATCCCAGGTAGGTATCTGACCAGAATATAATAAATGAATTAATTCTTTATAGCCTTTAGCCCACCCTGTTTTGCTATCACCAACTACAATAGTTGTTTCACTATCTTCAAAAGATTCATTAACTGTTGGTAATTGTTTAGTATACTTTCTTTCTACAGAAAAACCTACGCCTGTACCACACATAAGTATATACAGGCATTCATCAAAAGATCTAACACTGTCTACAGGTAGATAAGAACAGTTGTATGCAGCTACGTGACATCTTTCTAAAGCAATACCTGCTGTCATTAATGCTCTCATAGAAGGCATAATTTCTAAGTTAAGAACAGCATCTTGTAATTCTTTTCTTTTTCCTACAGATAGACTAAAATCATGTTTATCTTTTACATGTTTTTCTAAGTAATTAAAATACCTATTAACTGTTTCTTCCCAAGTTTCTCTTCTACTTTCTTCTTCTATCCATCTAGCATATCTAGAAACATGAATAAAGCTTTGATAATCTGTAGGTAAATTTATAGTATTGCTTTGTCTTAAATCATATACTCCCATTATTTTTTCCTTTTAATTTTTTTTTGTTAATAAAATAAGCTGTATTCCAACCTCGTAGCCATTCTTTATGGCGTACATTATTTTCTCCATAAGGATTTTTTAATATTCCTCTAGAAAAAGCTCTAAAACCCTCATCGAATTGAATACGAAGGGGAGGCCATTGACCCTTTCGAGGCTTTGATCTTTTCGATTTCAATCCCTTCGATGTCATAGAACGAGTCTCGTATGATTTGTTCGATTTCATTTCTTACATCTCCATCTATAGGTAGTGGGTATTCTTCTGGGTTAATTTCTAAACTAATCGTTAAATTTAATCTCATCTTTTAAGTCTGCATCTAAACGGACAATGCCTATTAGCTTGTCCAAATACCAACGTGCTTTTTGTAAGTCTTCTAAAGCACGATCCTTATAGGTATATCTCCAAATGTATTTTAAGATTGCTCCTTTTAAATATCCTTTAAATTCTTTTTTTCCCATAGATGCTTCTATAGCTTCTATAGCTTCTACCTTTCCATTGTTATAATGATATGGAGAGTTTACTGGGTCATTTTTTTTAGTCATCATTATTCCATTTATTTAAATAAATTACATTATCTTTTTTTACTACTTTTTCTTCTTCAGGTTCTTTAATAAGATTATAAAAATGTGTGGCATACTCAACAATTTCTTCATGATTTCCACAATAACTAAAGCCAACCATAGCACGAGCAATGTCACTAATTGCATCAACCATGCCATAAAAGTCATCGTGTTTTTTAGGAAAATGTATATTGGTTGAATGATTCCAACCTCCTTCTGAATTTTTACGAGGTTTTAATAATATTACTACTTCTTCATCATCAACTTCAAGTATTCTTTTCATTATTTTTAATTTTATTTAAAACTTATTAGGACGTGTTAACTTTATAAAGTACGATGGTATATCAATTTGCTGTACTTGAGTGCTGTAACCAGGAAAGTAACCACTTATTTGACATTCGTTATAAGTATTTAATGCTAAATCAACAACAGCATTTCCTTCTGAAACAGATTTATCTCCCAACTCAAAAATACTAAAAGCATAAGGCGGCTCTTTTTCTATAGCTAAGAAAAAAAATCTAGAAACTTTTCTTCCTGTCGCTTGTTCCCAACATCTTCTATAAAAACTTTCTTGAATATGATAACCAAATTTACCACAAGCTCGTTGAAATCCTTCTTTAGAAGCATCAACAGTTGTTTTTAAATCTATAATTGCTTCTTCAAAAACAAAATCTACAAATCCAATAAAAGGTACAGGTATATCTTCAAAAGATATTTCTATTCTTTTTTGATATTCAACAAGATTATCATATTTAAATTCTTG